CTGTAATCGTTGCTGATATTTCAGAAGACATTTCTGCTCTTACTGAAGGCGAAGACCTTTCAGAAGAATTCGTAGAAAAGGCAAAAACAATCATGGAAGCGGCAGTATTAGCACGCGTTGAAGAAGCTCGTAAGAGCCTTGACGAAGCTCATGCAGTCGCTCTAGAAGAAGCAAAACAATCATTGGTTGAAAAGATCGATGGTTACCTTGACTATGTAGTTGCAGAATGGGTTAAGGAAAACGAAATTGCTATCGAATCAGGAATTAAGGCAGATATGAATGAATCATTCGTAGATGGTCTTGCTTCTCTTCTTCAGGAACATTATGTAAAAGCTCCAGAAGAACGTTGGGATATCGTTGAAGGTTTGGCCGCTAAGGTCGAAGGCCTTGAAGGTAAACTTGACGAAGCAGTAGCTGCAAATATCGAAGCTAAAGGAACTGCTCTAGTAGCAGAGAAAAAGCTTGCATTCGCTGGTCTTGCTGAAGGTCTTGCTGAAACTCAGAAAGAAAAGCTTGCTTCTCTTGCTGAAGGTGTCGAAGCCAACTCAGTGTCTGAATATGTTGAAAAGGTTGAAACTTTGAAAGAAAGCTATTTCAAAGCTAAGACTGAAGAAAAAGATGGTGTTTCAGAAGATGTTAAAGAAGATGAACCAACCGTTAATAATGGATTGGCAGAAGCTCTTCGTTTGCTTAAAAGTAACAGCTAATTAGAACTAGAAAATTTAGTTCTAATAAATATTGTAAATAATAAAAATTGATTTTTTAATAATCATTTAATAGGAGAAAATAAGGTATGTCAACTCAGCCTCTATTGTCTGAAGAAGTCAAGAAAGAGTGGGATGGTATCATTACTGCTGAAGGTGTTGCTCCTATCACAGACACCACAGTTCGTAACAATACAATCCGTCTTCTTGAAAACACTAAGAAAGTTTTACTACAAGAAGGTGTTACAACAGCTAACGCCGCTGGATACGATCCAGTTCTAATCTCAATGGTACGTCGTACAATGCCATCGCTTATTGCTAATGATATCGTAGGTGTTCAACCTATGAGCGGTCCAACTGGACTTATCTTTGCAATGAAAGCTCACTATACTGGTGATGCTGCTACAGGCGCTGAAGCGTTTGGTACTACTGCGCCAAACCAAGCATTTGCTGCTAAGCAAGCTACTGCAGCTGGTGAAGCTCTTGGTACTGGTCAGCAAGTAACTGAAGCCGCTGTTGCTGGTACAGTAACACCAGTTGCACAAACTAATCCATGGCCAGAAATGAGCTTTGCGATTGAAAAAGTAAGTGTTTCAGCTGAAACACGCGCGCTTAAAGCTAAGTATACTCAAGAACTTGCGCAGGACCTTAAAGCAATTCATGGTCTTGATGCTGAATCCGAACTTGCTAACATCCTTAGCGGTGAAGTAATCGGCGAAATCAACCGTGAAATCATCGGTACTGTTCGTAGTCAAGCTATCGCATCTAATGCGACTGCATGGGGCGGGTTAACTGCTAATACTTACCGTACAGTTACTGATAGTGATGCTCGTTGGGAAGTTGAAAACTACAAAGCGCTTTACATGAACATCATCCGTGAAGCAAATGCAATCGCACAGAATACACGTCGTGGTATCGGTAATATCCTTATCGTTTCACCTAACGTTGCTGCTGCTCTTGAATCTGCTACTAAGCTTGATGTTGCTTCAATCGATGGCAGCCTTAACACTGACTTCGTTGGTGCTACATTCGCTGGTATCCTTGGTGGACGTTTCAAAATGTATGTCGACCCTTATGCTGTAACTGACTTCGTTAACGTTGGTTATAAAGGTTCAAACTCTATCGATGCAGGTATTTTCTACTGTCCTTACGTTCCTCTTCAGATGATGAAGGCACAAGGCGAAGAAGATTTCCAACCTCGCATGGGAATGAAGACTCGTTATGGTATGGCTATTAACCCATTCGTTGGCGCTACTATTGCTGCTGGTGTTGGTGCAAATAACTACTACCGCGACTTCCTTGTTTCATTTGACTAAGTTCGAATAAACAAGTAGTACAAAATCAAAAAGGGACTCTTCGGAGTCCCTTTTTTCGTTTCTATTAAATGCCTATTTGACGATAAATAATATTATGCAGAATTCAACGCTCAGAAATAACTTCATATTCACTTGTGGTAAATTGCCAGTCCTTCAAGGAACAGTCACTTCAGTCTCTCTTCCAACTATATCCATGTCTGAAACTCAATTTCCAACCAGAGTTCATGATATTGTTGTTCCAAGCACAAAAGTGATATATGACCCAATAAATATTGAATTCGTAATAGATGAGCAGTTTGATAATTATAAAGAGGCATTCGATTGGATTCAAGAACTCAGAGTTTATAGAGGCAGCGATATCAGAGATTTAACTTCTGATGCAACTCTTCAAATTCTTTCAAACAACAAACAACCCCTAAAGAGAATTCGTTTCGAAGGTATGTTTCCAACAATTTTATCTGAAGTTCTATTCACTACTCAGGATTCTGGTGGTGAAGCACAAACTTGTAACTTGACCTTGGCATACACTCAATTCCTATTTGCATAAAGGTGTTGACATTTTCTGATGGTTTGTTAGTATAAAAACATGAATATTGCTCAACTACAAGAAATGATAAAGAAAGATATTGCTCTTGATTCAAAGAATCTCAGTAAGACAATTATCCAAATTCCATCCTTTTACGCGAAGTATTTAGTGCTTCTCCAAAGAGAACAGTTGAACTGCACTCGTATCCAGAGTGAATATGACTCCAAATATAAAGAACGCTATATGTTCTATCGGAATGATTTCAATGTCATTCTAAAAAATAAAGCTGAAATTGATGTCCTCATTAATGGTGATGAAGAAATGTCAGAAATCAAAGACCGTCTATTCCTCAGTAAAAATATCTGCGAAACAATAGAATCAGCAATGAAGCAGATTTCCGGAATGTCATTCCTTATCAAGGATTACATTGAATGGGAAAAATTCCAACAAGGCGCCTAAAGTTCATATATGATACCTTACCCAGGGTAAGGTACAATCCATGATACTTTAACACAAATTGGTCCTTATAAAATACATAAGCCAACATAAAGTATATTATAAGATACACTAAGTTGAAAATAGTTGCTTAAGGTATAAGATAGTATCACTTAAAAACCAATCCATATATCGATTATAAATTATATTATGACTGATATTGTGATTTTCAAAAAGAACGACGTATTCATTCAGATTGAATGCGAAGATTCCATAGCATATGAATTAGAAGACTTCTTCACGTTCTTTGTTCCTGGATATCGTTTCATGCCCAAATTCAAAAATAAAATGTGGGATGGTAAGATTCGATTGTTCTCTATATGGACAAGAGAAGTGTATTCTGGTCTAACTGATTATATCATCGAATTTGCAAACCAGCATGATTATTCTATCTCTTTAGCTCCGGGTGTTAGAGTCGATTCTAAGATTAAACCTCAGCATATTGCAGAGCTATGCAGTATTCTCAACATTCATTCAGGCGGTAAAAAAATTATTGCCCATGATTATCAGATGACAGCAATATATCATGCTCTTAAGAAGAAGAGAGCGATTCTATTGTCCCCAACATCATCAGGAAAATCTTTAATCATTTACACGATAATCAGATATTTGCAACAAATGATGAATAAGAAAATCCTAATCATCGTTCCAACCGTATCTCTGGTATCTCAAATGGCATCCGATTTTGCAGATTACTCATCTGAAGTAAGTTGGGACGCTGAAGCAAATGTCCATAAAATAAGTTCCGGCCAGAATAAGTTTTCTGAAAAAGACATTATTGTTTCGACTTGGCAATCAGTTTTCAGAATGGGTCCATCATATTTTGAACAATTTGGTGCCCTTATTGTGGATGAATGTTTATCAGCTGGCACGCAAATATTAATGGCAGATAATACAACAAAAAATATAGAAGATATAATTCCAGGAGATGTCGTTCTAACGATGAACGAAAAGACTCATGAAAATGAATCAAATGAAGTTAAAAAGCTACATACAAATCTTATGGTATCAAGCGACGAAGAAATGTATGAGATTGTAACAGAAACCGGTAAGAAAATAGAAATAACTGGAAACCATAAAGTATATACGCAAGATGGTTGGAAAAGGGCAGACGAATTAGTTTTAGATGATTGTATAAATAGTATAAATTAAAAAGAGTTCGCGCAACGCCACATTGCCAACTCTCTACACCCAATGGAGGGGCCCAGCACTATGAATATTTATATTCAAAATTATCTTGAATCTCGTTCCGATATTATATCTAAGCATAACATATCACGATATATTTCTTTTGTAAAATCTATCATGTCTAAACATAGAACAAAAGGTGAGCGTCATCACATAATACCACATTCACTCGACAAACTATACAGTAATGACAAGGCAAATATTGTTGTAGTCACTCCTAGGGAACACTGGCTCTGTCATTATATACTAGGAAAGGCATTCGGCGGCAATCAATGGTATGCATGTAATATTATAGCAATAGCAATAAATCCATACCAGAACTCAAGGCAGTTCATGAGTTTTAATAGTAAGCTATATGAACACCAAAGAGTGAAATATATAGAAACTCTTAAAATAAATACATCGAACTATAGACAATCCGAAACTAAAGAACAAAAAGATAAAAGAATTTCAAAATGGAAAGAGTCGGTAAAGCGGTGCCAACATTGCTCACGAGTACTAAGGAAAAGTGCAACTAAGAAACACCAATGTCCACGATATTGCAAATGCGGCGCAATAATTCATAGCAAAACCGCAAATAAATGCAATAAGTGTAAAATTGAACATAGAAAACAGATAAAAGAGTCGCAATCAAAGAAAATATGCCCCAATTGTAATAAATGCCTACGCAAAAATAACAAAGGTAATATGTGTCCTAATTGCAGAGAATCAGAAATAACTCGCAATTGTCAAAAATGTGACACTAAACTTCGTAAAGATAACAAAAGTGATAAATGCTTGACTTGCAGACAAAAAGAAATAAAGCGATGCTCAGTCTGTAAAGATGAACTCAAAAATTCAAGATATAATAAGTGTCAAGATTGTATTGCATCATCTAAGTCAACAAAACGATGGTGCATAGACTGTGGTAGAAGTTTAAGAAGCATAAATTACAATAAGTGCAGCATTTGTAGAAGACGAGAAGAATATAATCTTCGTTGCATAAAACTTTATGGAGAAGATTATAATAATTTGACCCATGGCGAAAAGGTTAGTATACGGTATAAATCACTAAGCGATGAAGAAATTGCTGGAAGGCGCAGCACGACAAGCAAACGAGTCAAAGAGTATTATAAATCACAATCATACGAT